TACATACTAAATTAGTAGTAATCAGTAAGCCACTAGGCCAAAAGTTAGCAGATGCAATAAGATTAATTAAAAAGGATGTGCTGGATGAGCAGGAGGATACAGATGCTACCTCCTAGCGAATCCGGACAAAGAAGCCACAGAGCTAGAGTAGAGTTATAAATAGATAGTTATGGCATACGATGCAAAGGAATTAGAGAAGCAAGCTATAGAAGCAATAAAGAAAAATAAACTAATCTTTTTAGAGGAGGTAGCCTCCTATTTGCCATGTTCTCATAAATGTTTTTATAATAAAGAACTACATAAACTACAATCTATATTAGATTTATTGAATGAAAATAAGGTAGAGCAAAAAGTACATCTGCGTAAAAAATGGAGAAATACAGACAATGCAGCACTAAATTTAGCACTCTATAAATTATGCTCAAGTGATGAGGAGCAGGCCAAATTAAATCCAAACAAACAAGATACCACAGTAAACATCTACAAAAATACAAGTGAGGAGGATTTAACTAAACTTTCTACTGATGAGCTTAAAAGGAGAATCCAAGAGGCAGCAGATGCAGATAACCAAGATACAGAAGATACAGCAGGAGATAGCAAATAGAGAGCTAGATGCTATGTATGTAGAGTTAGCTAGGAGAGAGTTCTTAGCTTTTGTGGAATATACCAAAAAGGATTATAAGGCTAACTGGCATCATCAAGTACTTTGTGATTATATACAGGCTTTTGTAGATGGAGATATAACTAAGTTAATGGTGTGGATGCCTCCTCAATATGGCAAAAGTGAGCTAACATCTAGGAGATTGCCTAGCTATATACTTGGTATCAATCCGGATTTAAGGATAGCCATCTGTAGCTATGCGGCAGATTTGGCCTCTAGTTTTAATAGAGATGTAAAACGAATTATTCAATCTGAGGAGTATGCCTCTATTTTTCCTGCTACTACTCTATCTACTAAGAATGTTAAAAACTCAGCAAAAGGAGAGTATCTAAATAATGCAGATATCTTTGAGATAGTTGGCAAAAATGGTAGCTTAAAATCTGTAGGAGTAGGAGGCCCATTATCCGGATTCCCTGTAGATGTATTATTAATAGATGACCCTGTAAAGGATGAGGTAGAAGGAAATAGCCTAACAGACCAAGAGAGAAAATGGGGTTGGTATATGAAGGTAGCTAGGGCTAGGCTGCACAAAGATAGCAAGCAGTTAATTACTATGACTAGATGGAGTAAAGGAGACCTATCCGGTAGAATCGTAGAGGCCTTCCCTAACAGCTTTGAGATACTCAAACTAGAAGCAATAAAGAAAACAAAGGTATTTATAAATCCATCAATAACTACCCACATAGACCCTAGAGAATATGGAGGAGTACTATGGCCACAGAGGCACAGTAAGAAGGATGTAATAGATACAGCGAATGCCGACCCATCTACATTTGATGCCCTATATCAGCAAAACCCAAAACCTAATCAATCAAGAGTGTATGCAACAGGATTTAACTATGGCCGTATAGTAAAGGGAATAAGTTACAAAAAAAGCTTACCTTTACATTATACAGTAGATTTTAATACATCTCCTTATATGACAGGTTTAGTGGTACAGATGGAGTATGTGCAGGATGATATATGGAATGGTTATAGTGAGTTTTGGGAGGTAACAGTAATAGATAAATTTGCTCTTAAATCTCCTATCAATGATGCACAAAGTTTAGGCAGAGAGATGGAGCTAAAATATCCAACTATCAAAAACGGATTTTTCCTCTATGGAGATGCATCCGGAAACAGTAACACAGGTATTAGCTCTGCTGCCGGCACGATAAAAACAAAAACTCTTTTTAGTGATTTGATTAGTGGGCTATCTGAGATTACCAAAAACAATGTAACTAAAAGAATCCCTAAAAGTAATCCAAAGTATAGGAGCATAGGACAGGGGATGCTAGGTAGAAGAGTATTTTTAAATAAGGTACTTAGTGGCTCACTTCCTGTAAGGATTTTGATTAGTCCGACCTGTAGCGAATTAATAGAGGATTTTGAGGAATGTACAGCAGATGCTAATGGCAAACTAGCTAAACCAAAAACCAAGGGAGGAGTAGAGATGCATGGCCATATGTTACAAGCATTCGAGTATTTTATATGTAATCCTAATTCAATAGGATATCTAGCAAGAAAATAAACAAAATGGATAACAGAACTATAAAAGTAATAAACGGTTTTACTCATAAATACTATACTCACGTAGTAGATAATGCTCAATTTTATAAAACAATAGTAGCAGGAGATAAGGCCTCCTATGGGAGTTTAGTAGTGAACTATAAACCAAGAGAAACACAGCAGCAAAAAGAGCAGAGGGTAGAGATAACACAGAATAGAACTAAGAAGGTAGCAGGAAAAATAGAAGGCTTTTTTAAGAGGGTTTTTAGACCGGATAAAATAGCTTTTGAGGTAAGCCATGAAGATAAAAACAAGGCAGCACAGATAGCTCCTTATGTGGATAAATACGGCAGAGATGGAGAGAGCTTGCTTGTATGGAGTGAGGAGAGTGCTTTGTTTTATAATGACATTGACCCTAATGCCTTCTATTGGGTTAAACATAGTAGAGTAGATGGAGTAGATACCTTTGCTCCTTTTATTTTTTCCTCCTCTGAGGTTAAAGATTATGGAATAGATAAAGGAGATGTACAGTATGCAGTATGTGAGCTACAGGAGAGAGTAGAGTTTATGCAGGATACTAAGCAGGCATCTAAAACCATACAGATAATCTATAACTTTACTATAGAAGGCCTAGAGCTAACTATAGAGCTAGATAAGGATATACTAAAAAATAGCTCCTATTATGATAAGTTTTTATCTGAGGATGGAGAGCGTATTTAGTACTATTTGAGGAGAATGAGATAGATGCTATCCCTATATCTAGGATGGGCTATATGCATGATAAACAAACTAATAAAAGTACCTATGTACCTTTTTGGGATAATGCCACAGAGGAGTATAAAATACTTGTTAATGATGGTAGTGTATTTGATGTATCTAAGGCCCTACATGGATTCCCTATGAAGTTTATATACTATGTACCTTGTAACTATCAAGAGGTACAATCTGCTGCATACTGTAGACAGGGTGTAATGCATCCAACAGGTAAAACCTGCCATGTTTGTAGTGGTACAGGTAAGATAGTACATATCTCTGCACAGGATGTAATAGAGATACAGCTACCCACAGAGGAGCATCCTCAAACAGTCAAGCCGGCAGATATGGCAGCCTATGTTAAACAACCATTCGAGGCATTGGATATGCAGAAGGAGCTAGTACAGGAGGCAACAGCTACCATATGCGAGTCAGTTTTTGGAGTAGATTTATCCTACCAACAGGGCAAAAATACTACAGCTACACAGGTTACAAACTATTATGATACTGCACAGGATGTACTTTTTGAGTTTAGTAAATCTCCTAGAAAGTTATTTACTTTTACTGTGCAGATGATGGCTAAATACTTAGATATAATGAATGTACAGGTAGCTCTAATATATTCAAATGAGTATAATCTAGCCTCTGAAAATACGCTACTAATGAATCTAAAAACGGCTAAGGATGCGGATGCTCCTGCTGTAGTAGTAGATAGTATTACCAACAAAATAATAATCAAACAGAATAGAAATAATAGCTCCTTCTTAGCACTTCATAAGGCCCTAACTAGATTTAAACCTTTTGGAGATGTAGCACAGGAGTTAGTAAATAATGTAGTACTAGCTCTACCGGATAGCTCCATACAAAAAGCCCTATTTTTAAACTTTAAGGAGATAGTAGCAGATGTAGAGCAGAATGATAAAACCTTCTTATTAAAGAGCTTTGAACAGCAGAAAAGAGTACTAAATGATAAAGCTGCTATCTTTGCTGCACAGGCAGTAGCTGCTAACTCAGTAAGAGAGATAGTAGGTCTAGGAATGGCAGATAACGATGATAGTAATAATCCACTAGAGGAGTAATATGGCAGGCCCAAACATAACACAGCTACGGAAAATAGCTAGACAAAGGAGCAGCATTCTTAGAAGTAGTGAAAAGGGATTGCTAGCTAGAGCTAACAGCATGGAGAGGAAATTAAATGCTTATCTATTGGGTACATTTTTCCCTAGCTTAGATATCTCTAAAGGCAAAGTAAGAAACACTACTTTTAACCTCAAGAAAATAAACAAGGCAACAGGCCTAAAGAAGTTTATAAAAAATGTAGTTAATGTAGCTATGTTTGGCTATTATGATAAACAATTTAACAGCATAGAGGGAGCTACTAGAGTTTATTTTTCTCCTTTTGAACCAAGAGCAGCAGCAGAGAGGAGGATACTAGATAGAGGAGAAATTATAGTAGATGGTTTTGTAGATAACCTTTTCGATAATAACGATATAGTAAGAGGATTACAACAAACTATTAAAAATGGGATAACTACAGAGCAAAGTACTACAGAGCTAAAGCAGATGCTAACAGACCAAGCAAAAGGAAAACAGGATAAGCTAGGCATAGTAAGTAGCTACCACAGCAAAAATGGTAGAGACCAATTCCAAGCATATAGCAGGAGT